CGACTGAGGAGTTTCCAAATCTTGCGACCTGGAAGCTCGACACCGGGTTCCGCGAGAACTTCCTTACGGAGTTGTTTTAATTTTCTCTTCTCAGCGGCGAGGCCGGTCCAAAGACCATCAGCCCGGGCCCTCCTAACTTCTTGCGTTAGTGTCGCAATCTCCTCCTGGCGCGATAGATCGTATCCGTCGGGCAAGGACACTACCGGAAAGAGATTGGTGGGGTCTGGCACGCTGGTTGCTGGCCGAGCACAGACGGCATGTCGGAGACGTAGAGAGCTTAACACTGCCCTCACGGCAGTGCGAGGCAGCTTGCACGCGGTTTTTATTTTACTTCGAGCCAGTCTCGAAACGTTAGCCAGTGCAATCATCCTAAACCCTCTACCAGTTAAAGCCGACTCGGAAGCAAATCCGAGCACATCTTCGACATCCGCGCTCATCCACAGCGCCCCCACATTCGTTTTCTTTTGAAGGATGCAGTTCTTGAACACGGTGGAATTGATTTCTCCGTATTCAGGGCTCTGCATTGTTTTTTCCTGATTCACCACGAGGCCGGCTTTTACCCCGGATCGTACCAACGCGGCAACCAGTCCGCCACTACTGACATCCTTCGTTAATAGGTCGTCTCCATTGATCAGGCACCTATGACCACTCCATTCCTTGAAGTGGATCTTTTTCCCTTCCAGAAGTTCGGCCAACGAAAGGTCGAAAACGGTCTTATTGATAAGGCAGAGCAGCGGGAAGCTCATAGGGCTTCCCATTGGCTGTCCACTCTGTAGCGGTAGGTTGTCCACGTTCGAAGGCAAACCTAGATTTGCCAAGACTTCCAAACACGCTATCTCTTCGACTGTCAGACCCGAACTTCTTTCTTTTAAAACATCTACCATCGCGCGGACATACTCTAGCTTAATGTTGTCAGTGGCACTAGAGTAATCAAAGCTGAGCCAATTTTCACCGGCACACCCCGATTGTAGATGTTTAAGTTTCTCATGGGTCGGGCTACCCACAAGAAGCCATCCCTGCCGTTTGAGGTGTGAGTAGAGGGATTTATGTAGTGGTGTCAAAACCTCCACATTCTTGGCCGAATAGAGTGTGACCACCCTGGGTTTACCATTGGAGTAAACCAAGTCAACGCGGCACTCATCGCTAAATTCCTCGGTGTTCCAGTTACCACCCTCACTCCTCCTCCAGGATTTCGTCGCATGCCCGTTCGGGACGTACGGGTACTGCTCCTTCCTTTCGTCCCAGCCCAAGGGAACATTGCAGGCAAATGCTCTCTTGAATTTCTCTATGTCTGCTGGACAGACATCCTGGTGCTGGCGCCGGGCCTTCTCCCACTCCATCAATGCTTGTTTTGCCTCGGTCTCGCAAAATTCGCATGGTTGACTATCTGCCTTGGCAGATGTTTTGATGGATAGCTCCTGAACTACGGTCAACTCAGGAGCGAAAATTGACCTCACAGCACGGCGAAGGCCACCGCATGTGATCTGTTTAGGTACCGGACGAACCGGCTTTAGCCGCTGATCCGCCTTTAACAGCTTCACAAT